TCTAAAACAAGAGGTTGAGTTAACAACTCTGTTGTTGCATTCGAAGCTATAGCTTTAGTCTTAAATAAACTAAATATAGCACTAGATGAGTTAACTAATGTGACTGTTATATTAGCTCCTGATCCTGCATCTTCAGATACTAAAATAGATTTTACCACGGCTGTCTTTGCTGTAGGCACCGTGTACAACGTTGTAAGATCCGTTGTTGTTAAGTCTGCTTTTGCGTTTATAAAACTATTAGCCATTAATTTAAAAAGAAGTTAAATGCTTCTACTTCGTCCTTTAAGTCTTGTTGGTATGTTGTATTTAATTTTTGTATTACAGCGTCAAGATCTCGTACCTGTGCATCTGCTACGTTCTGTTGATACTCTTTACTAGGTCTTGTTAATATTTGTGCTATCTTTGCCATTATCTTCTACCATCCGCTTGTACATCTAATCTAAACGTTCCAAGTTTCCAATCTTGACTTGTGCTAGTGTTTTCTACTTTAAGTGCGATTGCTCTAGCTCTTGCTCGTGTGTCTACTTTAGTTGTAGACGATGTAACTGTAAAGGGTCCTAATGATGAACTAGCCGCTGTATCATTTGAATAATTACGTAAGTTTAATGTTACTTTTGTATCTCCAGTTTGTGATACAAAGTCTGGTATAAATCTTCTTATCTTCATTAAAAATTCACCGTCTCCTCTAAAGGTTACACCCTCTC